GGTCAGAAGGTGATTTTAACTAATACATATTTTAATCCAACAACAGTTGAAATTGAAATGGTTGAACACGATGCTTCAACATTGGCTAACGCGCTTTATGGTAATCAAAGTAAGGCGGTATCTAGTGGTATATACACAATCTACAATAAAGATAACAATATTTATAAGCAGTTCAACCTATACGAAGTTAAAGACGAATTTAATGAAACATTATATGAGATTCGTGAGGAAAAAACTGATATAGATCAGACATTAAACTTTGACGATATTACTCAATAATGGCAAAAACAACAAGGGTTCCTCCTAGTAGGGCAGCAAGTGGGTCACAAACATTTAGCGATAGTTTAGTCGGTAATCAAATTACTGACGGTACTAGTCAATTGACCAATGCCAACTTTGCTCTAGATAAGGTAATCCCAGAAAAAGATAGTAAAAATTTTAGAAGTGTCCCTTTTTCTGATTTTCTAACTCTTGATGATCTTAAGATTGAGAATAATGTTCCAACAACGATTAAACAATCTAATGGGGAAAAAAGACCAATTAGATTTAATAAATCTAAAACTGAAGCATCTAAATCTTTATTTGGTTCACTAAGAGAAAGAATTCGCGTATCCATTGAAAGAATTGCAAAATATTTCCCTTCTGGTTTATATGTTGATGCGGATTCAATTTCGGGTATAAATCAATATACCGCAGAAAACATTAGTTATGATGTTAAAACAAATATAACATCATTTACATTACAGTCTTCAAAAATATATAATCCATTTGATATTGAATTAAAAGAACCATCAAATGGTGTTATTGTAAGTACTGAAAATGAAAATAGAAAATTCTATTCATCTTTTAGTAAGTACGCACTTGAAATAAGTGGAAACACATATGGTGTAATATCATATACCGAACCAGATAATAACAACGTAATTACATTAGAAGTTGATGGTAAACCATTCAATAGTGTAACATATTCACAAAGTTATTTAATTAGACCAACCAATGCGGTAGTAGAAGAGTTTTTTCTTGGTCTTGACGAATTGGAAGCATCTCTATTAAATAGAGAATCATTCCCAATTTATCAAACATCTTTCAGAGTACCTGAAACCAGTTTAGATGAAACAAAAACAGAATTAATTTCAGTATTAGTAAATTGGCCACTTTCATTTGACGGGTGGAATATTAAAATAGTTGGAAGTGAATTTGAAAACTATGCACAACAATTAAATGATTTAGCGACTGAAATAGATGATTATAAATCAAACTTAGTTACTAGATTTTTAACTGCACCACAATTATTTGAATTTGATACAGAAGACCAAAAAATTGATAAAATATTTCAATTGTATGGTCAAAGTTTTGACAAGGTAAAAGATTTCATTGATAACATAGCATATATGAGAAATGTCTCATATGATGCTTTAAATAACATACCAGATGTTTTTCTTAAGAATTTAACAAGTACATTAGGATTAGAAAGTGTTAATTTATTTGACGAAACAACATTAGAAGAACAAATCTACAATTCACAAAGACAAGTCTATGAAGGTGTTTCTACTGGTAAAAATTTAGTAGAAGCTGAATTAGAATTTTATAGAAGATTATTAGTTAACTTATCATTCATTTATAAATCAAAAGGTACCAGAAGTAGTATTGAATTCTTTTTAAGATTCATAGGTGCTCCAGAACCATTAATTAAAATAGATGAATTTGTTTATAAGGTAGAAAGTGCATTGCCAAGAGATATTGTTGATGACGATATTTTTGATGTGATTAATGGTATTAAAACAACAACTGTTTTAGCATTTAATACTGGTACAACTTATACCTACACGGGGACAACATTAACCGGAGCAACAACAGTATCTCAAATAACCGATTATCCAATACAAACGGGTAGCACTTATTTACCAGCAGCACCAACAACAAATCCAAATGTGTTTTTCCAATTAGGTGCCGGATGGAATGATATTACCTTGCAACATAGATCTTCTGATACTATGGATACTGAATTATCTGTATTATCTGGTAGAACTAAAACATTAAAAACAAAATCTAAGCCATACACATATGGTGAAGATTATTTTGATATTTTTAGAAAACTTCCTGGTTTAGATTATGGATTTAACTTAACAAGTGAAATTGATAACGTTAAAGGAAATATTATAGATGATTTAGGTTTAGAAAGTTTAACACTTAATAGAAAAAATATTAACATCTTTATTTCTCCAGCAAATGGTATCAATTATGATATTTGGAGAAAATCTAGAGATTTGGTTGTTACTTTTGGTACAAATAGTTTAGAACCACAAGTAAACACAAGTTTTGCTGAATTCTTAGAAAATGTTGTAAGCAGTCAAGTAACAAACTCACATGTTATAAGGTATAGAAAAAATTATATACAATTAGAGGATGTTTACCAAGATTATATAAATCAATTAAAATTATCTGGATATACTCCATATGATATGATTGATGTTGCAACATTTGTAAACAAAATGAGCCCATATTGGACAAACATTTTAGAGCAAATTGTTCCAGCAACAACTTTATGGCTTGGTGGTAATTTAATTGAGAATTCTGTTTTTGGCAGACCAAAGTATGATTATGTTGAGGGATGTCAACCTCTTGAAATTACTGAAGTATTATATCCAGATTTTGAAACAATTTTAAAAGAAGACTGGGAAACATATCTTGGTGGTGGTGACGCATTGCGTGGATTAATTACAGTTACTGGTGCCACATATAATTTAATAATTGATATTGACGGAGTTCAATACAGTAAAAAATTGACTTTAACCGCCAATGATCTTTTTGACGCAACTTTCGATGTTACATCCAATTGTACAAATATAACTGACGGTTCATATAATTTACCATTGGTATGTGATTATAAAGATCATATTGACGATCATTTAGATATTACCAACATTAAACTTCTTTGGAAAAATGCATTAATTTCATTAATAAATGACATTAATGATGATGAAACAACACATTATCCTGGATATGTTAATTATGCTCCATATTTAAATGCTCCTGGAACAAAAAATACTGCACAAACCAATCCAAAACCAAAAATATCATATGAGATATTCAAAGATTCTGATGGTGTAGAAAAAATTAAATTTACATCTTACAAATATGATACAGATGAATGTACCGTAAAAGAATATCTTGATTACTACTTTGCTGGTGAATATGCATATCCACAACAAACATGCGCAATGTTTGTTACCGGTTTTACTGAATGTGATATTTTTGATGAACAAACAGAAGATTGTAAATTAAGAGCGGATGTTTACTTTACTGTGACTGGCGGAACAGGTAATGAAAAGTCATTAAGTAACTGGCCATATGATGTTCATTATGAATGTAGCACATCATATCAAACACAACCAAACAGACCGGCATTAAATTATATTACTTATACTCAATCAGGTGTAACAAATTATTGTACATACAGATTAAGTGATGTATATGAAGACGACCAAATAGATTTACTTTTTACTGATGCGGCTAACTGCGAACAAAAAGTACGTATTGATGGATTACAATTAAAAGTTGAACATGATCCATTTAACAAGTCTCACCAACAATCATATACAATTAGTTCTTATAAAGAAATAACAACAAAAACCTGTACAATTGAAGCACAGACTGGTATAACATTCTGTGACAATTATACTGGTTATACAATACATCCAAAATTACAATATAGACCAAGTTTTGACTATGGTTTAAAACACGATTCATATGTTTTAAAATTAGCTAACACATCTGTTAATATATCTTCTTGGCAAAACATTCAATCAGGAATAACTGCTGGAACAATTAGCGGTGTTAGTGTTTCAAATATTAGTGTTGGTGATTATGTTTTATCAGCACAATATGTTGATTGTCCATACCCAAGTAGTGCGTTTAAAAATGTGGACGCAAATGGGTACTCATTTAACTATACGTACCATTACTTACAAGTAACAAACAAAGATTGTTTATCATCAATTAAAAGTGACTATATAACTGGTACAACGGCTAATGGTAGTGCATACACTTTCCAAGTTTTACCAACAACAAAACTTAGGGTTTACACAAAGAGAAGTGTTCTAAATGAGGAGATTCCATATACGTTTATGGAAAAATATCCAGAGCAATTGTTTGTTAGACCAGAAGAACCAATTGAACCATGTTGTGATTATCCTGAAGATTATTATGAAAGTGGTGATTTCTTGATAAACCAATTAGGTTTCCCAATTGAGGTAAAAGCAGTTAATTTAGATTATTGCTCAAGAGAATTGTTCTATCATTTAAATTGTACTGGTAGCACTTTACCTTATAATACATCACCATTGATATTATTTAATGGTAATGCATCACATCAATTATTATTAGAACATACACATCAGACATTTGAAAATATGGATATGTCATTGGATCATTATTATGTTGATCCAATTAATAGCGGCACATATAATGGTACCGGAGTTTATCCATACGATGTTGATTGTGCGGTTCCAGATGTAAATGAGAATAGAGAATTTGTATATAGTGGTGCAACAGTTTGTTCAGTAAATCCAATAATTAATTGTGATGTTGCTGGTAACATTGTTACACCTACACCAACATATACAGTAACACCTACTAAATCGGTTACACCAACTTATACAATAACCCCAACTCAGTCTGTTACACCAACATACACTGCTACACCAACATTAACACCAACAATTACACCAACAGTTACAGTTACACAATCGTTAACACCAACATATACTGTTACAAGCACACCAACATTAACCCCAACAATTACACCAACAGTTACGGTTACACAATCGTTAACACCAACATATACTGTTACAAGCACACCAACATTAACACCAACAATTACCCCAACGGTAAC